CTTTGAATCATCCGGTGAATAAAGTGCAACGAAATTGACTGACATTGTGTTGGTATCTCGACCACTGACATTTGCATCTGCGGCTTCAAATCTAATCTTGTAAAAGTTGAATGTTAGAAGGTCTGCGGTTGCGTCGTCACCGAATTGAACCTTCAACTCAATTCCGCTACCGGACAACTCAAGACCGTCTGCGGTAGTCAATTGTGTGTATGTTGGTTCGCTTTCAACTGCGGAATGGACTACCTTGTTAAACTCGATTGTTCCACTGATTTCTCTTCGTTGTGCCGGTGGTGCAACAGTGTAAGTAGTGCTACCGAGAGCGCAAGCGTTTTCATCGTCACGATTTAGATTAATGTCAAAACTAATTGACTTGACTAAAGATGTAGCGGTTGAGTCTGCGTTAAAGAATACCTTAGCGTTAGAGAAGTAAAGTGCCGGTAGTGCATCGGGGAATGTTGGGTTTGTTGTTCCAGCATTCGCAATTGCGCCAATATCTTCTGAACGACCCATCATACTAAATCCGACTGTTGCGTATTCGTTTAGGCTCGCTGATACAGACATTGAATCGACTACTTGACCCTTGTAAAGATGTTCCTTATCTTCACGGCTTACAAGTAGTGTGTAACTAGCAAGTGTTCCCGCTTCTGTAAAGGTGTGTGGATAAAGACCGCCCGAAATAGAACCTACTGTGTCCGTTCCCATCATACCCATAATTAGGTTTCCTGTGAAATCATCATTGAGCATAGCCATGTTGATGTCACCGGAGGAATACTCTTTGCCGGTTACGGTCTTTGCCGCACCATATCTGCTCATATCATCCCTTGTTAGAATGTCATATTGATGTCTGATAGACTCATCATCGACTTCACCAAACTTGTATGAACCGGATGGTGTGCCATAGGCTGACTCTTTTTTGATTGCGACATATCGGTTGTCAAATGTTCCCATAAAATCACCTTGCTATGATTAAGCGATATTAGGGTTGATACTTAATACTTTCATCTGCGACGCATATTTATTCGTCTTAGATATGTAAATGTTAGCATATGTGTGCAAACTACATCATCATCGTCAAACTTATGAGCCAATTCTAAAGAGTAGTTGTTTAGGCTGTCGGTAGTACCCAAAAGACCTGTTTTTGTATAAATCTCATCAAAGACCTCTCCGGCTATGTTTAAGCATAATCTATACGCGTTTTCGTAGTTAGTGCCTCTTGTAGTGATATACACAATAACTTCGTATTCTTGGTCTATTCTGCCACCACCAAGAGCCGCAAACTCCGGTGAATTGATACCACGAAGCATAACATGGATAACGGGAGGGGTAAGTCTTGTAAGCATAGAGCGCGATACATCGAACCCATACTTGATTGCGGATTCATCCATGTGTGATTTGAGATACATTCGCTTACTATTCTTTAACTGATTGACAATAGACATACCCATGCGAAGTAGTGTGTCTGTGGCGAAATCAGAAGGCATTAATTCATCGGGAGTAAATGCACCATGTTTTGATACATACACTGAACCCCACTTTACATTACCGCTATTATTACCAAAGGAAATAGTATCTGATGAACCGGATGCACCCGTAACCGATAGGTAGTGTGTTGAACCATCATCATCCTCCATAATCTCTCTCATATACAGTCGGGCATTACCGCTACTGTCAAGAGTTAATCTTAGGACTAAAGGAACGGGTTCTTCGTCTGCCATAGCAATATCTAATTCGGGAGAAGTAACTGTTGACGCACCGACTAACTTTACCTTTTTTGAAGTGCCGTCTGCCTTAACTTCGACTTTGTGTGTGCCGTTATCAAGACTCATTAGGACTTCGTTGTTATTCGGTGCAGTAGTATAATACAATACCGCTAAAAGTGTTAAGTCATTCTCCGTTGGTGTAATGTTGTATCTTGCGTCTGTGACTTGCCAATAGTCACCGCTTGCAGTTGCACCACTACCTGTTATGGCAAATGCTTCATTATTGCTTTCACCTGCTACCGAAGGACTTGTCGGGTTTTCACCATTTAGTCTTGTAGTCCAAAATTGAGAAGTAGTTGCTATCGCCATCAAATCACCTCTTGAAACTCCCTGTCTATGTGTCTTTTTACGGTTCGTTCAGAAATCATTCCAAAGATTCTTTCTGCTTCATCTATGAATCTTGTTCCGACTAAACCATAGTGATAACCTTGACCGTCAAACGAAGGCATCCAACCGTAGCGCATATTGGATTCACGATAAACAGGGCGACCTTTTATTGCCGCATCACTTTTCCACTTAAAATAACCTGCGGGTGTGCCTTCGTTATACATTATTGCAAGATTCCATGATGCGCCGTTATCATCGGGGCTTGTTTCAATACCTGCACCGATTTCTCCATCACCACGACCACCACGACTACCAAATCTTGCTTCGACTGTATCTCTCTTAATTTCTATTTCTCTATCTAAAGAGTTACCAACCATTTGTGATGCTTGATTTCTAAAGTGTTTGTTGATGTGGTTTTTTGTTCGCTCTTTGACTCTTGACATAGTTTCACTAAAACCACGCCTAATAGCACGAAGCATTCTATCGTTTGCTTTACGCAACGATATGTCTAACTCGCTTGTGTCAAATGTTACTGATACCATCAATCAACACTTCCCAAATGAGCAAGACGCATTAAGTTTCTATTTCCTCTTTCTCTAAGTGCGCTACTCCTAAGAGAGCCTTCGGTTGTTGTTGTTTGGAACATAGATTCATCTTCAAGATAATATGCGGCGGCTATATCGCCGCAAATCTCACGGAGAACATGCGCCATTTCTCCTTCTTGTACTGTTACATTGTCTGCATGGTCAAAGGAAACTCCTGTGACCCCTGTAAGAGTGTGTGTGGATTTGCCAGCCCATGCGAATGAATCTCCGTCAATGTTACCGTTACCTGCATTCGCAAAATCTGTTCCACTTGTTAAGACAACGCTTGTAGCACCAGCGACTACTGCACCGTCTAATGTGGTTTCACCGATTTCACGACTTGGTGTATCGCGACCATAATCTTTGAAGATTTGGTCTATGTCTATTGTAGCCCTGCGAATTGCACTTGTTAGTTTTGTGTTTGCTCTTGTGCGCTGTGCGCTATCAAGACCAAGACGAGAACCAACATCAGCAACGCTACAATAATAAACCATATTACATCAACCCGCCAACATCAATTCCAAGAGAAGCAACCATAGCAAAGAAAGCATATTTCAAATACTTAGCCATTACAGACAATTCAAAAACTGCTTGTTCAAGCAATCTTACCCTTTCATCAAGGGATTCAAATTGTTCTTCGCTAACCATTTGACTCATTCCTTCTTAACCATTTCTTTTGCATCGTCGGCTAAGTCGGTGACTTCTTCAATAATCTCTTCGATTTCATCAAGAGTTATTTTTCCATCTGCCATAACTCTCTTGTAAAGAGCAAGACCTTTTTCTCCGACATAAGCCGCTACCATACCGTATAATACTACTGCATCAATATCCATTTGATTCACCTTCATTCTCTATATAGGATTTCTTTAACTGCCGAAAAAGGTAACACCGTAAACGGACGCGATTCGCCCACCCTATAAATCTTGTAGCCGTGGTCTGTCTTTTCAATGTTCACATTGGTATAACATCTTTCCGGTGGTTGATAAACTATTTTTCCCTTACGCATTTTTTTCACCTGTAATCAAGTCTTTTTTTTGTTTCTTTTCCGCTAAATCTAATTGCTTAGACTTTGCATCAAACCATGTATCTAGTAAATTGCATCTTGTCACTTTAAGCACCTCTTAGTGATTCTATGTGTTCAGCAGTAGGACATGAACATATGTCCGTAGGCCATAAATCTAATCTTAGGTAATCTTCTTCACCGTCATTGTGTAATACATGACCGTTCTTGAGAACTTCACGGTAGTTTTCCAATAATACTTCGTAATAACTCTTCATGCTAACTTCACCATAATAATTGCGTTTGCGGGATTTCCACCGCCATTTTTTATTCTATACTTTGTCCCGCTTGCGGCATGGTCAACTACTTTATGCTTTATCTGTAAAGTATCACCATCTGCAAGAGTAATAATTGAAGTGCAATCAAAGTGGTCGTCAACCCAAAAACCATTTTTTTGTATTCTGCCAAAACCTTCCATAGTTGAACCATGATACATAATTATCTGAATTGTGTATTTGTTACCACTTGTTTCTGCAATAGAAGTGCCGGTTGTTGAATCTCCAAAGTGCAATCTTGCATATACAAGATAAGTGCCAGCAGTTGAAGCAGTAGCAGTAAATGTACCACTACTAAAACCTGTTAGTGTTCCGGTTCTTGTAAATCCGCTTGAATCATCAACAGCAAGCGTATTGTCAGTCGCTTCGGCTAACCCATCAACCGCACTTGTCAATTCCCATCTGCCATATACAGAAGTAGCATCACCCGTTAAGTAACCTGCGTCATTAGCAAAAGAACTAACAGCACCACCAGCCGGAACAAAGTTGGCTATGGCCGGTGGCTCTAAAAAACCCAAATCATTAGCCAAAGCACTTACGGGGTCGCCAGCCTGTAATGCAGAAGCGGCCAAAGAGCCTTGAGCCGCAGTAGCAAAGTCTGAAAATGTGCAATTTTTGAGATTGTCGCTATCGTTTGCGTCAAGCATTAGAATCTTGTCTGCCGCCGCAGGGGTAACTTCTGTGGTTGTTGCACCATTAAGTGCGGCTTTGACATTTGCTTCGTTTGTAACATCTGCACCGGCTTCTGCATTTCCTAAGAATGTTAATACTTGCGCCTGTGTTAATTCTTCTGAATCACCACTACTACCTGTTACTCTTCCAAGTATTCTGCTTGTGGCTACATTTGACACAACATCAACCGTTCCTCCACCTCCACCTCCACCGGCTATTGAAGAACCGCTTGTTATCTGCACATCATCCCCATCTTCATTTGTAAAGTATAATTCGTTAGGAGAGCCTGTTTTAACCCACAAAAGACCCTTTCCGCCTACTGTGGTGTGTCCGGTAGCCGCTACACTTCCCTTTTCATCAATTACTAATCCTGTTGGGTCAATAAGACCGCCAACATCTAATTTACCCGTAATGTTAAAATTACCTGCTATCTTAGGCATAGGGCCGGAGGCATGTCGAGGACTACGATACACACCTTGAGATATTTGGCTGAAAGACCATGAGCCTCTTATCTTGGGCGCATTAACTAAGCGTATGTCTGCACCTTGAGCCGTTAGTCCTGTTGGCCCTTTGAGCATTACACCGTCACCGATTTCTAATTCCTCTAAACTAACATAGTTATTATCATTGAATAGGATTTTGTGACCGGCAGTATCAGCATTAAGAATTACTTTTCTCATATAACTAACAAATGCACTTGGGGTTGTTGATGGACTTTGACCATAGCCTGTTGCACCTGTAATGGGAAGATAAATACCACTAGATGTAGCCTTAAACTCGCATGTAGCCGCACCTGCGTTAAACAAATCGTCACTGTAAGTAAATGTCCCAAAGTCAAAGTGTTTGAGCCTGTCGTTATCAACAAGGTTGCCCGTTGGTTGGAATGTAATACCGTCATCGGCAGTAAAGGCAGTAAAGGTAGTTTTACCGCTTGTACCTGTCGGTGCAACATAGTTAGGTGCAAAAGAGCCTGTTTTCAATACGGTTGTTTGGTGGTCGCCATCATCAAACTTTGTAACTACTGAACCACCATACATATTAAGAGTAATAGTGCCACTCCAATTACCACCATCAGCCATCATCAAAAATCTATTAGCAAAAGATTTGTAACTACCGTATTCTGACCCACTACCGCCTTGTCTAAAATCTATGGTTGATGCGGTTCCGGCTTTAATCCCATCTGCTTTAGCAAGATATACACCTTTAGTAACGGGAACAGTTTGTAATCTTACTGAACTTCCATAAGTGCTTTCAACTATTATTTCCCCTATTGTAATAGAAGAACCTGTGGTTAAATCAAAGTAACATTCTCGGTTATTTGCTTTGTCGTTGAATACTGCAACATCACCTGCACCGGGAACACCGCTTGGAGTCCAATTACCCGCTACATTGAAAAGATTAGCGGAACCGTCGCCTAACCATTCTTTTGTTGCCATACCTACTCACTCACTTTAGTTTTAGTGACTTTGCCTTGATAGACAGTACCACCTTTTTCACTAATGAGAGCAAGCATATCCTGTGCTTGTTTTTCAATTTGTCTTAATTGGGTTGATAACCTAATGTCGTTTGCTCTTCTCTCATTCTCATTGACATAACTTGGAATAGTATCAATCATAACTCGCAGACAATCTGCGGCAACCAAAAACTTGATTGCTGACTCTTTTTGTGCAGTAGTTACTGCGTTTGCCGAATCTGCGGCAAGTAAGTGTGTCCCTCTTGTCTTTTTGTTTACTTCTTCTGTGCGAATAGTAATGTATTCACTAATAGTCCCTTCATTCAAACCTCTTGGTCTGTTGAGAAGGTCACGGATATTAGCGGTAGTTACTGTCATTACTCTTCCTCATTTATGCTCATTCCCCATCTGTCGTTATAATCTTTCGGGACATCAAGGAATGTTGCGTCTTTAGGAATGTTTGGTGAGCGACCCATAACAAAAACTAATTTAGATTCGATAATATCCTTAGCCATTTTGCTATCGGGCAACCAATAAGTATCTTTTGTTTCTAAAAGAGTTACGGGGTGATTAGGTTTTCGTGAAACGGGTTTACCTAAACGGACAATCCAACCAAGATGAGAAAACCAATTCTCATTTCTGTGTTGTAATTCAACAACAGTTTGTTTTTCCGGTAAAGGTATTTTCTTTTTCTTTAATGCTACAACTAACTTAGACTTTTGACTCATTCTTTAACTTCCTTTTTGGTAGTTTTCTTAGGCTTCTTTGCTTTAGTAGCCTTCTTTGGGGGAATGACATCGTAGTTACCGTCTTTTCTAAGACGATAGATTGTACCATCGGGTTCAGTCCACTCATCCATTTAACACACCTCAAACAATTGTTTCTTGGTATGTGATATAGATGTTAGCCGCACCAGCAGTTAGAGCCGCACCACCAATGGTGAAAAGAAGATTCTTAGCCGCATTAAGTTTTGTACCTTTAGAGCAAAACTCCCATCCAGCAGTAGCCGCAACCATAGCACCATTATCGAATGCAGTAGCCGCAATAACTGAATCTGCAACTCCTGTGTGTCCTATTGCAATTGTAGCGGAACCGCTTGAAGCAAATGGGACTTCAACATCAATAAACCAAGCCTTTAGGATTGCGCCCGCAGGTAATTGTTGTGCGGCAACACCATCGGCAGTTAGAGTTTTAGCCGCAGTATCTCCGCCATCTTGGTCATATTGATAAACAAACTTTAGAGTTTTCTCGATAGTGTTTGCAGTTTTAACATCTGTAACTGAATCTGCTTTAAGCATCTTCGTTGTTACGAAGTCGTTAAACTTTTTATTTTGTGCCAACTAAATCACCTCAAATTACGCCTGTAATCTTAGCAATTCTGTTGTTTGTTCCGCTTGAAGCACCATCTTGGGATTCGTGAATAACTGTTCCCATGTAGCCTGTAAGCATCCAATCGAATCCAACACCTGGAAGGCGAGTTAATTCAGTTTCTTGGAAACCAGCACCGTTGTAAGTGAAGAACTCAGCAGTTTCGCTACCTGGAATAAGTAGTAGTGCATCATCTTCAAGAGCCGAAGCCGCGCTACCTGTTCCCGGATTTACTTCGTTCTTACCACCTGTGTAATCGCGAGTGTAGTAAACAGTCATGTTTGCAATTCTTCTCATATGCTCTTGTAGTGACTCGACTACATTTCCATATAGTTGAGTGTTTAGAAGTGCGCTTCGTGTGGAAGTAGGTAGGACAAGTGCCATTCCTTCATCACCGGAAACTCTTGCATTTGAGTAAACTAAGTCCATTGTGTCGAGAAGGTCTTTTTCTTCATCTGCACTTGCTGAACCAAAGGTTGCAGTAGCCGCTTTGGACTGACCTGCGCCTGTGTGTAGTCCGTCTAAGATTAGGTTGTCAATTGTGTTAGCCCTTGCACGAACAATTCCCAACTGTTGTCGGTCAATGTTTTCAAAGGACTCGCCACGAAGTCTAACTGTGTCTAGGAAAACACATCGACCCATACCTTTCTGCAACTTTACAGTGTAGTTTGCGGTTCCGACCTTTGTTGGGTCTGCGATAGCCGCATCATCTAGTGGGAAAGTAAAAGACCCGTCAACACCTGTGTACCACTTGAACTCAAGCCAAGGAACACTTCTAACACCTACAAGGTCTGTACCTATTGCAAGTCTGTTAGATTGCAACTGAATAAAGTCACGAAGGGTTTGCTCAAGAACGCTGTCGCCGACACCGAATGGGCCAGCCGCCGCGCCTACATTTAAGATTTCTTCCAAAGAATTATTTGCCATTTTAATCACCTATTCATTATTTTAGTTTCAACTTGTAGCCGCCTGTGTGACATTGATAGGAACCAAGTCGCCAGCACTTGAACTTGTTGTTTCGCCTGTCCCGACATAAACTCCAATGAGTTTTCGGGAAGAAGAAGTAGTACCGCACACACCAGCCGCTTGTGCATAAACCAAGAGTCCGGTTGTGTAAGTTTGAGAAGCCGCAGAAGCAATCATCATTGTTCCGTTTAGTGGAATGAATGAAACTGTTGCATTTGCAGTTTCAAGTGTACCATCTGCGTCACGGCTTGATTCGCCCATTGAAACTCCAATGGCGATTTCGTTAGCCGCAGTTAGGTCTAACTTGTTGTTAGTCGAATCGTGTACTAATAAATAACCGACACCTGCAACTGTTGTTGCATCTTTTAGTGTTGCGGTTCTTGGGTCGTTTGCGCTAAATGCTACCATTTCAAATCATCTCCTTAATTTCTTCATAACTTTGTGCTTTGAATCTTCCATCACGCATTTCAACACCACTTAGGGTCTTGTTCCACGCTGAAGCCCATGCGTTATATCCCTTAGCGTAGGTTGCTTCGGGAGTTTCAACAACTTTACCGTTTAGGTAATTTGCTACTACTGCTTCGGACTTTGCCGGTGCAGGGGTGGATTCTGATGCAACCGCAGGTTCAACCGGCTTCATTTCAGCAGGTTCTTCGACCTTTGGACGGGATTCTTCCCAAGATGCAATAAGAGAACTAATAGTATCGCTTGATAAATCTTCGTGACCTTTCAAACCCATTTCAGTTGCTTTTGCTACAAGTGCAATTCTTTCATCTTCAATTTTCTTTGCTTCAATTGCCTTAAACTCAGCAATAGTCGCTTGTGCAAGGATTAAATCTGCTTTAAGGGCTTCTGCTTCAGCCAATGCTTCGGAAGCAACTGCACCCATTTCTTCATTAATAATTTCGTCGCTCATGGTAGTTTCACCTTTTTGCTGAACTGTGGCAGTTGTGGTTTGATACTTAAATGATTCTGTCGAAATCATATCATTTTCTATAATTTCTTCATTTTCAGAAGCGGCCATAGGTTTAATTTTATTAACTTCTTCTATGTTCGCTCTCTCATAAGCAGGTTTATGCACGATAGCCAAGTGGTCAAATGTAAAGTCGCTTTCAAAGACCATACCATCATCGTTTGCTTGGATAGGAACACCGTAACCACCAATAGATACACCGTAATTACTACGCAACCATAGACCGGATTCAAGAGCCTCAAATAATTCTGTCCTTTGGACTTGAGCCTTGTAGCGAACATTCCACTTACCGGCTTCTAACTCTTCAAGACTTGCTTCTGTAACAACACCAACAACGGCTTCATCAATCCCACCATCCATGTTACGAGAGAATCCTATCTTTGTTGGCTTAGGGTGATTTAGTGTTAAGTCTGCACCTACCATCTGTTGCATAGCGACATCTGCACCTTTACGAGTTAAAGACCAATTGTTTTTGTTCATGCCTTCATGGAATGCAATACCGGATATTTCAATAATTGACTTTCCGGTTGTTGCTTCGACTTTTGCTACTACATCGTCAATAGTAATCTCCATAGTAACATTAACAGGCTGACATGTACCAGCAACCAATTCTTCACCAACGGGACAACAATCTTCGGAAGCATATGCTTTATCTTCTTCATCTTCACCATCTTCTGAGTATATTTTTTTCATATATCCGGCTTCTTCCTTTTCCGGTATATCCTTACCTTTGTTTTTACTCATGTATTCTTCATGGGTTTTACCGGGCATAAAAACTTTCTTGCCATCTTCTTCATGTGAATGAATACCATCAAGACCCATTTCTTTTGCACGACTCATGGCTTCAGTCGGATTATCGAATACATCTTTGCGAATCATCTTTGCTTCAACGGTTCCTCCACCACAACCTCCGCCACAACCACAACCTTCTTCGGAAGCCTTCTTTGACTTTCTGCCGTGATTGCTTGGTAGCAAATCATTGTCTTGAACATATTTAGGATTAGATGGTTTACCGCTTCTAACTAACTTTAGGAATGCGTTTACTCTTGCCATAGACCATGCGGCTCTTGAAACACCGGGTCGGTGAGATGTGGAAAAAGCACCAGCACCACGGCGATATACTGCCTTTAGCATACCAAGTGTAACTTTCTTTTCACTTTTTTTGTTATGCTCACTAACTTTTGTTTTCAAAGACTTAGTTACTGATTCGGAAAAAGTAACTCCGCCTTTAGAGTCTTTTGCTGAATCTTTTGGATTTTTATTAGAGCCTTTGCGCCTATCTTTTGGTGGCGCAGGGGTTGAAGAATCTTTATCGGAATAGATTTTTTTCATATGTACCGCTTCAACAGGACTACTTCTCCATTGACGGCAAGACCAATATCCGGGTGTTGTACGGTCTTTTTTATTTGCACAATCATGTCTGTCACGGAATGCTTTGCGTCTTTTAGGGTCGTCACGCTTAATTTCCATGTTAGGGTCGCCAAACCTTACAATAATTACTTTACCGCTACTATTAGTGGTATAGACTCCAAACTTCTTTTTTTCATTAGGTGTTCGGAATGGTTTGTTAAGAGTAACTTTACGCCCTTGGTATTCTGCCGCACTGACATTTTCTTCTTCCCAATCTTCATAACTAGGAGTAGGCATGGATAAAGCGATTCATGGGCTGATTAATAAAAATAATGGAGTCGGCAGGATTTGAACCTGCGGTATCATGGTTGCAAACCAAGCGTTTTTCCGCTAAACTACGACCCCTTATGTTTTGATTTCTGTTTCTATGTATTCTGCATCCCTTCGCCACCCGTCAACATCAACCCATAAGGATAAATGCACATCAAATGATTGATTTGTAGGTATGTTTGGTTTTGTGAATACCTTTCTATCAATTGCGTCGCCTGTTATGTTGTAACCAGCATAAGTATTGAAATACATTGTTTGGTTATCAGTCCATACAATGTAAATATCGACTTCGATATACTGTTGCTCTTCACAAGACCAATCTGCATCCCAATAAATCTGCATATCAGTAGTATTATTGTATAACTCTAATTTAACTTCGGGATTGTAAAGGGAACCTGTGCAATTATTTTCGGGTTCTTCATATTCGCATGAACCATCGTCACTTGTTGCCGTACTGTTATAGTTAGTGGCATTGGAATCTGTGCAACCCCAAACTTCTTCATCTGCGGGATTACAAGAACCATCATCATGTGTAGCATTAGAGTCATAGTTAGAAGCCGCATCATTAGTGCATCCCCAAACCTCTTCTTCATAATAACATGAACCATCATCTTCATTAGCCCAATCATCGTAGTTTATCGCATCCCAATCTGTGCAACCCCAATAGACATCTTCGTATGGTTCGTCGTCTTGCCAAGCCCAATCACCATCTCCTTCATCACCAGCAGGGGTTAAATCAATAATACCTCCTAACTCAAGACCGGAACCAGCCAATAAAATTAGAATAGGGATAATAGCAGTTAGTAACTTATGTGTTTTACCTGCCATTTCGGTTGCTTTGTCAAGTGCCGTAGTATTTTCTTTTATGGCATTACTATTATTGAGTTTTCCATCATCAAGAAGGTCTGCGATAATATCTGATTTAGAACGACCTGTTAATTCGGCTATCTCATCAGCATTTTCAAGTGATGCTTGAATATCGGGGGCAGACGACATACCATCACTTCTTTTTCTTTAATACTTCTGAATCAGGTTTGGGTAATTTGGAAGTATCTATACAACTATTTTTTATTCTATCCATTTCTTGATTATGGTCTTGTGCAGACTTAGCCATAGTCTGTTCATGCTTTTGTTGTAGTTTTTCTAACTCTATGGTATGCTCTTTGTATGCCGCATCACGGTCACGGTCATGCTTTAATTCAGTTGGAATGTTATCAACCTCTTGAGTCTGTTCTGACTCCCACATACGAAGTACGGTTTGTAATGCAGGGGCGGCTACACCACCAATGATAGCGATAAGTGCGATAAATCCATCAAGATTCATTAAAACTACATCGGGTTTCCAAATACCCATACCTACTACTGCACCACAAGCCATAAGCCATAGATAGATTGCAGGTATTACTGTACGCTTTACCATTTTGTCATTAAATGAATGACCGTTCTTTTTATTCTTCGTCATTTTTCATCCCCTCTTGTTCATTGGTTCTTGGTAACTCTCCGATATTTGTATTATCCCCATCTTTGTTGCGTATGTTGCCACTTTTTTCTTGTGGTAGCCCCATAATGTCTAAGGATTGATTTAGCGTTAGTATGCCGGAAGTGTAACCCATCACGGCTCTCTTTGCTAAATCTAACGGAGATTCTTCGGCAACCGGCTCAAAGTCAAATGCCGGTAAGTCTGCCATTGTATGCTCAATACCAAGTAACTCAAGATGCTTTGAAAACAACTTCATAACTTCTTGTCTTACAACATATTGTAGTCTGCGAATAGCGGTATTAGCCCACATATTCGCATTGTAAGTAGCCGCAAAGGTTGAGCCACGCTCTTGACCTGCCGCTACTCTTGGAACATGCAATACTGCCGCTATGTTGCTACCGACCATATCAAGGAAGCCGGAGTTATCGGGAACAGTATTATTCAAATCGACATGGTGCAATTCCACATAACTTGGTAGGATAGGCATTTGGTCGCCACGCAAACCTTCAAACAGTGTAATTACTTCATCCATAATTTTACCAAGCCTTTCTGCTTGTTCATCGGGGTCTGTAATATGTTCGATAGCGGATTTGTCGATTGTGATAAATTGCTTTGTTAGTGCATCTTCAAGAGCAATACGGTTATTCATACTGTTATACTTTACACGGATTGCTTGCTTTAGTGACGAAAATCGGGATGCGCCCCATACACCGTAAGTTTGACGAGTCTTAGTATCTTCAAACCAATTACTACGATAATCTATTCTAAAGTGGATAATTTCACTTCTTGGGAATACTGATTGACTGTATTGACCTTCACGAAGAATGTAAAACTCATTGCTCATAATGTATGAGTATTCGTCTGCATG